ACTGTTAGTTGCAACAGGGTGGGCGCCGCATTGGTATTCGCAAATGTTTGACACGCAGGACTTACTTACAGTCACTAAAGTACTTGGTGAACGAAACAAAAGGTAAGCGGCATGGCCCAACAAAAATTGGAAGTAAAAGGTATCCAAGAAACGTTGGCAGCGCTTAACAAAATAGACCCTACCTATAGGCGCGACGTCACCAAACGCATTAAACGGGCAGGCGAACCAATGCTGCAAGAGGCCCGCAGCATGATTACAACCATTGTCGGCGTCAAGGGCGCCCCGCTATCCGGCATGGGCCGTGGCAGCCTTATTCGAGGCAAAGAAATTACTTGGCAAACAGACGCCGTAAAAAAAGGTTTCAAAATTAAAGTAGGTGTACGTGCAAGCAAAGAACGCTACGTCAACTTTGCGCGTTTCACCGACGGCGTACAAACACACACCGAACAAATAGCCTTCGGGTCCAAACCGTACAAACTTATGGTTGTCCAACAGGCAGACGCCGCAGGTGCTATTTATGACCATGCCGGGCGCAACACTGGAGGTATGTTTGTTGCCAATCTGAACGCACAAGGCGGCGGTCAACAGCCCCGCGTCATTGACAAAGCCGTAGAAAAAAACAAGCCTGCCGTGCAAAGCGTTGTGCAAGAGGTCATTTCAGACGTTGAAAAGAAAACCAACCGAACATTGAAACAGCGGTACCGCTAATGGCTATAAATATTCCAATCATTACCACGTTTAGCGACAGTGGATTAGCAGCTGCCAACAAACAAATTTCGTCTTTTGGTAAAAAGTTCCCCGGCATTGGTGTTGCCATGGCAGGCGTTACCGCAGCCGTTGGCGCCCTTGGCGCTGCCGCATTTACAGCCGTTCAAAAGGCTTCGAACCTTAATGAACAAATAAGCAAAGCCGGTGTAATTTTTGGGCAATCTAGTGACGAAGTAGAAAAGTTTGCCCGAACCGCTAACCGTAGTTTGGGGCTTTCAACAACAGCCGCGCTAAACGCCGCTTCAACGTTTGCCACGTTTGGTAAAGCGGCAGGCTTGGCGGGCCGTGACCTTGTTACCTTTTCTACTGAATTTGTAACCCTTGCTTCGGATTTAGCGTCATTTAACAACACGAGCACAGACCAAGCCATTAACGCTATTGGTGCAGCGCTACGTGGCGAAAGCGAACCGCTACGTGCCTACGGTGTTTTACTAAACGACGCAACCCTAAAAGCCGCTGCAATGGAATTGGGCATTTATTCCGGGTCAGGTGCCTTGGGTCAACAGGCCAAGATTTTGGCAGCTCAAAAGATTATTTACAAACAAACAAGCGACGCACAAGGCGACTTTGGGCGCACAAGCGGCGGCCTAGCCAACCAACAAAAGATACTTAGCGCAACCTTAGAAAACGTGCAAACCAATTTAGGCACCGCACTTTTGCCTTTGTTTATTAAAGTTGTCAAATTCTTTAACGACAAAGTAACCCCCGCTATTGAGGACGTCGCAAACGCTTTCGGCGAACAAGGCCTAGTGTTTGGCATACAGGTTGCGCTTTCCAAAATGGGTGAAGCCGGGCCTGTTATTGGCGGGTTTTTTAAACAGTTTGCCGTTTCAGTTGCCATAACAATTAACGCTTTAGCCAAACTTGTGCAACAACTATTGGCCGTTTACTATTTCAGTGTTGGCCGATTTAGTGCAGCAATTAAGGCAACGAGCAAGTCATTTAGTGACCTCATAGACGTAAAGAAACTAAGCGCACAATTTGACGGCTTCATTACTGGCATTGGTTTAGTTGACGAAAAACTAGCCCAAGGCGCCTACTACACGGACCTAATGACTAAAAACACCGAGTTGTTAGGCAAGGTAGTTCAGGACACAACCAAACCGCTTAAAGACATGGAAGACGGCGCGGGCGGTGCAGCCAAGAAAATTAGCGAACTATACGACGTTATTAAAGACAAACTAACGACAGCATTGGACGAAGCAAAAGACCAACTAAAAGACGCCCAAGAAGCCTTTACCGATTTTGGCAAAAGCGTTTCGGACGGCATTAAAGCAGGGTTCAGTTTCAGCGACGCAAAAGAAGCGGGTGCCGAAACAGGCGCGGGCTTCCTAGACGGCCTACGTGACCAAGTAGCCGGGGTTAAACAGTACGCAAACAACGTGGACTTGTTGCTTACCCGTGGATTGTCACAAAACGCGCTACAAGCCGTTTTAGAGGCAGGCGCAGAGGCGGGTTCAGCGATTGCCGCCGAACTTGTTTCAGGCGGTCAGGAAGCCATTACAGGCCCTAATGGCGTAAACGCTTTAGTTGCCACCGTCCAAGGCGTAGCCGACAAACTAGGCCTAGACAGCGCAAAACGTTTCTACCAAGCCGGTGTTGACCAAGGCACCGCCCTAGTTAAAGGCCTTGAAAGCGTTTTAGCCAAATACGAAAAGATTTTAAAAAACCCAAATTTAAGCACCAAACGCCTAAACGCCCTTTTGGAACAAGCCCAAACAGACATTGCTTTTACACAAATTACCGCAGGCCAAACAATTGCAACACCGGCACCGTCGGCAGCAAGTGCAGCAAACATTGCCGAACACCAAGCCGCCCGCGGTGGGAACAATTACACCGTCAACGTTAACGGTGGCATGGCAACAGCTGCCGAAATAGGCCGTGCAGCAAACGACGGACTAAAAGCGTTTGCTCGACAAAACGGCCCATTGGATTTACCAATAGCCGGGTTTAGATAATGCCCGGCAGTGTCATAACCCAAGCCGGCAACTATTCCCTTTTAATTGACACGGGTTACGACGTTGGCAGTTTTCAATTAGACAGCGACATTAAAGGCCTTTTAGACGGCGTTTACCCGTTGGGCCCAACAACCGACTTTGCCGACGTCACGGACAGCACTACCCAAATAAGCATTAGGCGCGGGCGTCGTGACATTGGGGACCAATTTGCAGCGGGCACCATGACTTTTACCATTAACGACGTGGACGGCATTTTTAACCCGTTTGACGAAACAAGCCCGTTTTACAACACGCCCGAAGCGTTGCCGGGTTTAGCCCCATTGCGTGCCGTCGAGTTAATCCGCTACGACATTGCCAACAACCCCGAATATTTGTACCGCGGCAAGATTGTGAACTATGACTACAACTTTAGTTTGGACGGTTTAGACACCGTAACGGTTTATTGTTCAGACAATTTTTATTTGTTAAGCCAAACCTTTATGGACGAATTAAACGTTGGTGTTGAAACGTCAGGGCAACGCATAGAAACCGTTTTAGACCTGCCCGAAGTTAACTACCCAACGGGTGCAGCGCGTGACATTGACGTTGGCACCGTAGACCTTGGCCACGCCGCCGCGTACACCGTGGCGGGCGGTACAAACGTTTTGGCATACCTGTTGCAAATTAACCAAACAGCCGAATTTGGCCGTTTTTTTGTGTCACGCGAAGGCGTTTTGACCTTTACCCCACGGGTCGGCACAACCCTAAGCGGTCCCGTAATTGACTTTATGGACGACGGAACAGGCGTACCGTACACAAACCTTGGCATTACCTTCGAAGCGGACAGCGTAACCAATAGGGCCTACGTTGAAAACCTTGGCAAGGTAAACGCCACGGCAGACGATTTGGCAAGCCAAGCCGCCTTTTTTGTGCAGACCTACAGCATTACCAACAGTTTGTTAGACGACACCGAACTAGCAGCTGCCGCAACCTACCTTTTAGACGGCACCCCCGAAGCGCGTTACAACAGCGTGGAAACCGTATTTGGTGCCTTAACCAACGCCCAACGGGACAACGTGGCAGTAATTGACGTTTCCGACACCATAAGTATTCAACGCACGTTTGTTACAGGGGCCACAACAACCACGTTGGCACAGGAACTTTCGGTAGAGGGCGTCGAGCACGTCATAACCCTTGATGGCCACCGGGTTGCCTTGTTTACAAGCCCTACAACAATTGTTTACGAACTGATTTTAGACAACGCAACATATGGCACAATTGACGCAACAAATGTTTTAGGCTAAGGGGCACTATGGCAACACCAACCACATTACCGGCAACGTTTGTAGCGGGTAACGTTTTAACCGCTGCACAGATGAACGCATTACGCGGGGCTTTTCGCGTTTTACAAGTAGTTAGCACTACGAAAACCGATACGTTTAGCGCGTCAGTTGCGGCAGGTGCTTTTGCCGCGGTGACAGGATTAACCGCAACGATTACGCCACAAAGTGCTACTAGCAAAATTCTCGTTATTGCGTCAGTTTCTGCAGGTTCGGCCGCTGCCGCCGACGGCATAAGTGCAAAAATTACTGGCGGTAATAGTGCGGCCTATGTTGGAACATTAAACGGGTCACGGACACAAAGCGCTTCGATTGCGTTTGCAACAACCATTGCAAGCACACTTAATTTAAGTTATTTAGATAGCCCCGCAACAACAGCGGCAACAACCTACGGGGTTTCAATAACCTTTACCGAAACTGGCACAAGCCCAGTAACGGTTTATTGCAACCGCGGGCGCAACGACACAAACGCCGCTTACACAATGTCCACCGCTTCAACTATTACCGTTATGGAAATTTCAGCATGAGCGACTACGCAGCAATACTTACTTCAAAATATCCGGGCACGATTTGGTCAATTAACGCCAACGACTATGCAACGTTGACTTGGGATAACGCCACACCTAAACCAACGCAAGCGGAACTAGACGCACTTTGGCCGCAGGTAGATTACGAAAACCAATGTTTGCTAGTTCAAAATACGCGCCATTTAGAATACATAAAAACCAGTGACCCAATTTTCTTTGAGTGGCAACGCGGCACACAAACGGAAGCCGATTGGGATAACGCGGTGCAAGCAATTAAAGACGCAAACCCTTACCCGCCTGCCCCGTGAAATGGCGTTATATGATTGGGTACGTGCTTTTTATTGGCGTCGTAGTTTGGGGTTGTAGTGGTTGCACAGTTTCTAAAACAAATATTGAATACCAATGTTTTACCAAGGCCAGTTGTGATTAAGACGCCCGAACAACAACACGCAGGGCTAATAGTTTTTGTCGGCCGCTTAATGGCAATATGCTTTTCGTTTACCGTCATGGCGTTTATTTACGGTATTTTGTTTGTTGACCAACCAACCGAACAAGCCCCAACTGACGCGCAACTAATTGACCTACTAAGCACTTTGCTTGTGTTTTTGACTGGCACACTTAGCGGCCTTGTTGCTTCAAACGGACTTAAAAGCAAGTCAAACCCGCCAAGCGAATAATGATTGCTAAAGCCAAACCCGGTGTAGTTGGTGGTCGCGACTACATAGGCAACAGCGACGGACCCGCAGCGGGCAAACGTGCCGGCACCGAAGAATTTGTTAGGCAAGCCGTCAAATGGTCAAACGGTGCTTTGTGGAATAACGGCACCTACGGGCAACGTGACATTAAAGGCAAGCCCGGCACAATGTCAGTACACGCCACGGGTCGAGCAATGGATTTGTCATACCGCAAAATGGACACCAAAGGCATTAAAGAAGGGCGCGCCGTTTCTAAAGTTTTTATAGACAAAGTGCTAGCCAACGCAAACGCTTTTGGCGTACAAATGGTTATTGACTATTACAGCAAACCGTTTGGCGCGTCATGGCGTTGCGACCGTCAAGCATGGAAGGTGTACGAAACTAAAACCGTTTCAGGTGCACCCGGTGGCGATTGGTGGCACGTAGAACTTTCGCCCGCAATGGCCGACAATCCCGAAGCCGTAAAAGCCATATTTGAAGCGACCTTTGGGGTATCCGCAACCGCGTAACAATCCTTGACTAGGGTTTTCCTACCGACGGAAAGCCCAATTTATGACAGAGCCGCAAACCTTTATTTACGAGTGTTACATAACAACCCTTGAAACGGGCCAACAAGTTATGTTTCAACTATTCCGCAACCCGGACACCTTCGATTGCTTACACGCACAAATGGCTTTTAAAAGCCCCCTACACGGCACTTGGGGAAACCCCTACCAAATGGAAAGGCTGTAACAAATGGTTTTACACAAATTAACCACAGGCGTAATTGCGTTAGTTATAGGCGTTTTAGTGATATTTAGCGCCAGTAATGCACAGGCCCCAACGACTACCCCACAGGTTGTACC